CCGCCGACGTAGACGCGGCGGGGGCCGTGGGGGCCACTCGGGTATGCTGCGCGATGTCGAGGGCCACGTTGGCCCGCGCACCCGCCTCACGGAACCGCTCAAGCTGCTCAGTCGCCTGCTTCTGCAGTGCGATCTTCTCCTTGAGCGCCGCTTTTTCCTTTTCCTCGTTTTTCCGGGCTTCCGCCTTCTCTGCATCCTGCTGGTCAAACAACCGGCCCAGCTCCGACTCATAGGCGCGCCGGTTGGCCAGGGCGATCTCATCCAGCCGCACTTGCTCCGCTGCTGTCTGCTTTGCCACTGCCTGTTTCTCTGCTTCGGCCTGACGATTGGCCGCAACCTCTTGCGCCTGTTCTGCCGCGTACAACTGCAACTGGATATTGAACTGCTTCTGCCTTTCAACGGTGTCGCGGGCTGCTTCGGTCGTCGCCCGCGCGGTGCCACCTTGCGTCAGATCGACTCCACCGCGCGCAAGGGACTGGGTGCGAAGTTTCTCTTGCGAACGAACCAGCCTGTCGAGCTGTGACTGTGTCTGCGTAATCGCAGTGTTGGCCGCCTTGAGGTTGGACGTGGCAGTGCTGATCGCCGTTTGCGAACCGCTCTCCTGCGCGTTGAACAGCACTGTAGAGAACTCAGAATATTTGTTCTTGGCGTCTGCCAGGGCAATCGACAGCTCTTTGATCTTCCCCTCGTTCTTCTCGTAGGCGTCGATTTTGCCCAGCCGCTTTTCGAGTTCCCCAGAAACTTGGAGCAAAGCCTCCTGCTCTGCTACCAGTTCTGCGGTGGAACGCGTAACTCTTCCGGCACTGTCGATGATCCCGAGCTGTGCGTCATCCAGCTTCTGCAAGTCCGACACGATTTCCAGTGTCGGCTTGCTGGTCAGGTTTTTAGCCTTGATGGTAAATTCAACGCTGCCGGAAAGGGCCATTACAATTTCTCCAATGCTTCAAAATAGTCGTCGAGCGAGTCCGTGGAATATTTTGAAATCATCGCCATGACGTTCAACGTTGCTTTTGTTTTTATTACCTGGTTTATTTGGCGACGAACAATGGATGCCTCTTCATACAGGACACACAGAGGGTATTCCCCAGCGTGAGCGTGCCCTGCCCCCAACAGCGTTGAAACGTCCAGCCTTACGCCAGCAAACCACCGCTCTGCAGCTGTGCCCCACTCTGGCTTTCGTCCTTCGGCGACAGCGTATTTATCGCTTCCGCTGCCGCCCTGACGTTTCCCAAGAACTGTCCGAAATTCGTTGCGTCTGTAAACGTCATGCGTGCGATCTTGCGCAGGCAATCGAATTGCACTGGAACCGGCAGGCGCTCTACCAAGGCCGCGTGGTCGATATCGTCAGACACTTGCGCGATGACGGTCGATACCAACACTGGCAACTCGGTAATCGCAGTACCGGCGATGTCCTTCAGCCGGTCTTCGGTCAAGTCTTCCGCTGCGCCAACCCCTTTGCGCTCCGCCAGGTTGAACAGCAGGTTGATTGACTGCCGATTCCTGACCAGAATGATTTTGATGTCATTGGCGTTGATGCCGCGAAGCGGAATATCCTGTCCGTTATACTGGACGCTATCCGTTTCGATGACGACGTCTCGTAGTGCCATGTTAATTCCCCCGTGAGTATTTTTCTTTTTGTGGTTAACCCGCCCGGTAAATCGCCGGGCGGGCTGTTACCTTCAAGCGAATCAGATCGCGTTCGGACGGCCGTCGATGTACATGGCCGCGCGACCATCTCCTGGCGTCAGAACGTCGAAGTTGAAGTTCATCTCCTGCCAGGTGTCGCCCTTCATGACGAAATCGCCATCCGGGGTCAACTGCACATAGGGCCACAGGAAATCGCGCTTGGTGCCCTTCGGGTTGTTCGACAGGAACTTCAACGAGCCTTCCAGCAACGCATTCTGCGACGAAACAACCTGCACTCGCGTACCAGCCGCCGCGTCGAACGTCGCGGTGATACCCGTATCGGCCGGGATGGTTGTGCCCTCGGGGAACTTCACCCAGCCAGTTTCCGCGTCGAGCAGGTAATCGGAACCCGCCGTGTAAACGGTAGCCGGGGTATCCGTGAGGTTCACCACCAGGTTGGAGATGTCACGCAGGCCAGACGGGTTGATCGTCGTGCCGAGCTGAACGCCAGTACCCGGAGAAACCGTAAGGGGCTCCGCCACGGCCGTTGCCGCTGACTGGGAAAAGGTCGTGCTGTCGGCGAGGAAGAACAACGCCAAATTCGCGACGTCCATCGAGTCCGCCTTGAATTTGCCCGTGCGGTCCAACTGCAGAATGATCGAGTCGTCTTTCTGCTTCAGACCATGATCGGCGTCGAAGTGGTCCAGCTTGGTGCTGCTCTGCGCCTGCGACAGCTCCGGCGTATTGCCGAGATAGCGATACGCGGCAGAGGCGAGCGGCGGCGCACCTTGCGTCAACGACAACGCCCAGTGGAGTTCGCCGCTGCCCAGAACGTAATCTTTGAATTTACCAGCCATGTGTATTCTCCTGCTTTGGTTGAATTTAATCGGTAAGCCGGTATGGGTCGGCTGCGGATTCCACGATTTGCAACCCCAATTGCACAATGAACATCGGTGCTAACGTTCGCTGCTCAACTGAAGATTGCGGAAGCACTGCGCCGGGGTCATGCGCAGCTTGGAAAAGAGGAACCCCGTAAAACAGTTCACCATCCTTGATGTACTGGTCAAGCAACCCACAAGCCTTCTTGACGTCAGCCATGAGTTCATAGGTTGGGCCGGCAGGATTGTAGGCATCGCCAGTCGGACCACTGCCACTGATGTCGAATTTCACGGTGTACAAGAGAGCAGGATCATCGTTGCCCCCCACCTGGGTTGATCCCTCCAGCGCTTGATCGGGATTGGCGTTGATGTGCTCGAATACACAGATAAAGGGCAACCGAGTCCCGGTTGGCAGGAACTGCGCGCCAATCCGCATATTGTCCTTGACCAGATCGTGGGTATATCCGTTCGCGATCTTGATCGTGCTGTAAAGATGCTGCCCTACCGCTTCAAGCAGCATCAGGCGCAGGCTGTCGTTGGCAGGCATTACTTCACCCTCTGCAAGCGGATCATTTCGTTACGCAAATCGGTTATGGCTTTTGGCGCGATATCGTCACGCACAGTCTGGAATACCTGGTCCACCGATGGGCCATAAAGCAGGTACACGTTGCCGGACAACCGCTTGGCCCCCCGGCTGTTCCGCAATGGGCTACCCGCATGCACTCGCTGGGCCAGCCCCATATTCCCGTTGCGCAAACGCACCACGAACGCACCACGCAGCGGCTTGGAGAAATTGCCGCGCACTGCGACTCGCACGTCTCCTGGCCGACTGTTCTTCAGAAATACTGGGTTTGCCAATGACGTTGGCCGCACGCGTGCTGAGATGGTCGCTTCCACGTCACCCCGTGTTGCCCGCTTGGTGATGGCCAACCGGGCATTGCGGTCATTCGGCGAGCCGAGATAGCTCCGTGTGAAATTAACCTGCTGCATGATTTCTGCGGCCGCACCCGCACGCGAAGACGCAATGACCTTGTTGACTGCTCGCACTGAATCCAACGCCGTCTTCGATGAGAAATTACTCATCTGTGCGATGAAGTCATCAAGACCTGCAGACTTAAAAGTAATTTCCATCAGGCCAATTCCACTTCCACCACGTAATAGGCGCCGTCGTTCGGATTCACGTTTCGAACCACATACACCGCATTTTCAGACGGGATATCCACGCGATCATCGAGTTTCGGCGCGATCCCCTGCAGGTCCGTGATAGCGATCCGCAATTTCGGGATATCCTGGATGATCTGCATGAAGCCCTGTTCGCCCGCCCCGCCGACAGAACGCACGTCATTGTTGACGCGCGCTGTCACTGGAAAAGCGACGCTGCCCGCTGCTGCCCGCGTGTAAAGGGCAGGCAAGGCGAAGGTCTGATGGACCACCGCTTTCAGTTTCGCCTTGGCTGCTGCCCAATCCATAGTTACTTCGTGACCTTGGCCGTCGATGCCCCGGCGTCAGGATCAGCGTCGCTCTCCGCTGCTTCGACTGGTGCTGCCCGCGACGCACGCGCCGCCATATCCGCGTACGAGCGACCGCCGACAGCTGACTCCTCGACGCTGACGGTTATGCCCTTCTTGGCCTTGGAGATTTCGTCCTTGGTCGCACGGCGCACGGCACCGACGCGTTCCAGACGCTCCAACTCCGCTGCCGGCACAGGAAAGATCGACCCGCGCAACTTGTCCTCGATGCCGCCCAGCTCGTCCTGGCGTCGAACCGTGTGCAGGGCCAACACCTGAACGTCTACCTCACTCGCCTTTGCCTCATTCGCCTTTGCCATATTCGTATCCTCTGCTACTACCGTGGGAAATTTGGGCGTTTAGACGGCTAAACGTTTAGCCGTCTAAACGTTTTCGACTCTTCGCTTACAGAACGTGAGCAAGGAGGGTGGCATCCGGCTGTGCCGGGATCATCAACGGGGCCGACTGACTCATGACGAAAGTCACGGACGGGTCAGGGTTGTCCCACATCTTCGGGAAGATGGACATGGCCTGCAGGCCGGCTTGGCTGTCGAGGATGGCGCCAAAAGCCTGCACGCCCTCCATGCCCTGCGCATGGCCCATGAAGACTGTGCCATTGGGCATGAACTTCTGGGCAACCCCCGCGTCGTCCACGTAGGTATCCGAGTAAACCCAAATCTCGAATTCCCCCAGTACTGCAACACGGCGTGACAGCGACGCGTCCAACGGCCCAATCTCGGCGTTCGACAATGAACCACGGCGGGTTTCCAGCAACGCCAGGATCGCGGCGTCTTTGCGCATGACCGCCCACACGTCCGGGGTCACCGTGACCCGGCTCACCACCAGGCCGGTGTCATCGAAAATGAGCATTGCCCACGTCTCGATGTTCCCCATGATGTCAGCATCCGCGCCGTTCCACAGTGCCGTCCCCGACAGGGTGACGGTGTGGGAGGCCAGCCGGCCGAAGTCCACCGTCGTTGACGGGTAGTCTTCGCCCTCGACAGTTACCGCGCCATACAACGCGGCCTGGCACGCCATCCACTCCCAGCGGCGCTCGATAGCCCGGCGATGGTCCGCCAGACGCGACGCGATTGCCGCATCCCAACGCTCAGCGGGGGAAAGCGCGTTGGCCCCCAGTGACTCTCCAGCCGTACGGTGGAATACCTCGCTGGGGGTAATCGGGTCCTTCGGCTTGATGTACGCCGGCTTGAACGACTCGGTTTTGTAGCCTCGCTTGCGCATCGGCTTGCCCTGCACGTTCGGAGCCACGAACGGAGCCAAGGTCCGGTTGTGGGAAATCTTGTCGAAGAAAATTTCTTCCGTGGTGAAGTTGATGACCCGAGTGAAATAATTCGGGAGCCAAAAACTGATTTGCGGATGAACTGTCTCGATAACGCCGAGCAATTCGGTGGAAG